CCCTAAGGTGGGTTCTATGCCGGACTATATGGATTACGGGGTCTATCCGTACCATCGTCCTCCGGGTATACCGGATATTCGTTATCAGTCGGCTGATTTGCATCGGGCTCGTTTTGCATTAGTTAGTGCTCCAAAATCTATAGGCCATTCTTGTCCTGGGTTAAGTTCTTTATATCCCGGTGGAAGTGCATATGTTACACCTGCTTCAGTTTGAATTTGTGAAACCGGAATACGAAACGCTTTAAGATCATTGCCTAAATTAGGATAAGGTGCAACATGTGGAAAACGCCATCCTGCAACTTCTTTGGTTGTGTTATTAATAATAATTTTATAATAACCATGAGGAACAATTACACCATTGCCTATTCTTTTGTCGCCGGCACCGTAGAATGCACCAACAAATATTGTAAATGGTTGATTTAATTGTACTGTCCAACCACGCACACTAGTTTCTAATAGTTTCCAAATTCCTCTATTTAATGATCCTGCTTGCGGATACATATTGGTCATTAGGAAACTTTCATATTCTACAATTTGACTCCAACTTAGATCGCCATCTGGAGCACCGTGGCCTTTGTCATAGCCTGTACCAGCATAGTCATCTGGACGAGCACCACCCTGTATGCTTTGATCCATAACAAAAGCATTTGTACGCGGCCAACATCCTAGTGCATTTTGTGGCAGCAATGTATATGCTACATATATTGGAATCTTAACAGGAGCATCATATGCTACTAGGTATGCTTCACGGCAAATTGGTTGTGCTGGACGTTGTGTTTGTGCAAATCCATATGGGCTATGTATTTGGCAGGATTGTACGGGAAGTGGAGCACGTTGGTCCCAGGCCAGTGCTAGACCAGTTACTGCCATAAGCAGCGTAAATAGAATCTTTTTCATATATACCTTTTAAGTTGGTATATTATTTATGACCAAGGATGTCCTATTGTGGAGCTAGCAGATCCACTTACGGTACTAGTCGATGTGCCTACATAGGCAATATGTGATCCGGTAATGGTATTGAGTGATCTATATCCTGGAATTGTGTTATCATTACGTTTGTCCTTGGCTAAATTTAACTTAGCAGTCCTGCGTAGTTTTTTTGTTGCTACAGGATTTGCTCCTGTCCGTGTTGATATCCCGTTAGCTGCCATGATTAAATTCCAGTAAAGGTATAAAAACTACCACTAACAAAAGCGCCGCCAGTTATAGTGATTGTCTGTGTACCAGCATCAGTACTTACGACTGTCGCTCCGGGTATTTGATCTACCAACCACCCTGGTTGAACATCATTTAAATTAGGTACCCCAGTTAACGCTGACCAGCTTCCTGTGAAGAAAAATCCAACAGCACCGTCAGATCCTGATACATTTTGTACAGCGGGAATAGTAGTTCTATTGTAATATTGGCCTACTTGACCGATACCTATTCCGCTACCTAATGTGATCCCTTGGCCAAATTGTATATTATAAGCTACCATATAAATATTTTCTTAGGTTATTACCAAGTAAATGTGAGATTAGTTCCGCCTGCAAAATTATAACTGCCCGGAGTTACAACAAAGAACCAATTACCACTAAAATTACCCGGATCAGACGGTGTATATATTGCTGTAACAGTTAATGTTCCATATCCCGATGCATCAATTGTTGCGCCTACTGGAACAGTTGATGCCCAAGAATAACTAGTATCAATATGAATACCATTCGAACCACTATTACTCATAGCTTGAACAGCATTATAAGTATTGCCAGCACCAACTGTTATGCCCGATCCTACTGTGATCCCTTGGCCAAATTGTATATTATAAGCTACCATATAATTATCTCCTGTATGAGATATTTATACTAAATCAAACAAGATAATTTCTAATTCATTGGGATTAGATATTGTTAGTATAGATTCATTATCATAACTTGATCCATCACCTTCAATTAAGTCTAAATTGTTTACAATTGCGGTTCCTGTGACCATATATAGGTAATAATGTCTATTATTGTCTAGATTAAAACTATAATTGTCTGTAAAAATTCCAGCTAATAATCTAGCAGCTTGCTTAATGGACAACTTTTCTGTAATATTACAAAATTTATTAAGTTTTTCTTCCCTAGTAAACTGATGCCAATTATGTTGTGGTTCTGTATCAAATTCATTAGGTCTAATCCATAATTGTAGATAACGATTAGGAGTATTACTAGTATTGCCTTCAGTATGACTTATTCCACAACCTGCGCTCATTCTTTGTACTGCGCCAGCTGGTACTTCTACATCATTACCTAGGCTATCTACGTGATGGCTAGAACCCTCAATTACATAACCAAAGATTTCCATATTTTTATGTTCATGCCAGGGTACTTGCCAAGCATATTGAACACGATCGTCATTGATGGTCTGTAGGTCGCTGTAGTGTATATAGCGACTGTCGTAGTAGCTGGGGAAACTAAACGTCCGGTAACTGTTTATAAAAGGAGCACGTGGATTGCCCCTAGTGTCTGCAGGACGTTTAACAATCACTTAGCACCAGTCACCGGAGCCGCCGCCTGGACTTGTCTGGCTTTGTACTCCACTACTTACATTAATTGTTAGAGGGAAACTAAATTGTCCGTTTAACGCTGTCCCTAAATAAGGATCTGACGTCCAATTAGTATTAGTTTCGTCAACAGCAAGTACATAAAAGTTATTAGAAGGAACATAATAACTCATTCTAACTTTACGACTTACACCTGTTTGTTGGCCGGCGCCAAGATTTTCTAGATAAAACGTTGCATCAAAAACATAAACGTGATTAATGTCCAGACCAGCAGCAGTAAACGCATTTTGAATTCTTGTAACTGTCCCGCCAGCTGGATTAGATAATACATAATAAGGATTAACTAAATCGCCGCCGCCAGCATAGTTATAGCCGTTGGTGTTGGCAGCGGTCAAAGATCCGCCTCCTCCATTATTTGTACTATAGTTGGCAAAATCGTTGGCAGTGATAACTAGCGTGGTTGATCCTCCTCCAACGTTTCCTATAGTGATACCAGCTCCCACAGTAATTCCCTGACCAAATTGTATGTTATAAGCTACCATTGTAAATATCTCCCGTATGGGATATTTATCATTTATAGTGGACTATTCCACTGCTTGTATATTGTTATCTATGGTAAAAGTGTAACTACCAATGTGGCGACAGTGTATACTAGGATCTACCCACAATTTAAAGCCTTTATCTCGTGCTTTTTTACAGAAATCCACATCTTCTGATATGGTATGTGCATGATCTATAGCGGAATAATACTTAAATTGCGGATATCCTATACTACGCATTACTTCTGCTTTAACTAATACACAGCCAAATCCGCAGCCTGCAATCTCTGTTAGACCTCGACCTTTTAAACGTTCATAGGGTATATTTGATACTCCACCGTGCTCGTTGGGCTCATATATTTCCAATGTATGCCTACTCGGATTACGTTGAATATACATACCGCTAACTACATCTCGATCGTATGATAGTAGTTTCTTTAGTGTATCTGGAGTAAATGCTATATCACTATCTACAGAGAACAAATAATCAAATCCTTTTACTACCCAATCTGCTATGAGATTACGAACCTGATCTACTTGATATCCAAAGAAGAATTGAAAGGAAGTTTCATATCCATCTGGTATTTCAAGATCATAGATACTTTTAAATGTTTCAGCTTCGATATTACGTGCTGTGGGTATTGCTATCAGTATTTTTTTTTTGGGTTGATTCATTTTGTTTACAATATCTCTTGCGTTTTTATTTTGCTCTGCCGCATTGACTTTATAGTCATTGAGAGGGTTTATATCATTGTAGTTATATACTACATCCTGTAGACATTTTACTTTATTAGGATCAGCAGCTTCTATTAATGCATAGAATACACTACCATCTCCACCTGCTTTATACCACTGTCCTTGACTATCTTGAAATAAACTATCATCAAGATCATTGATCAACTTCTTCTTAAATGTACGAAGATGTGTATATGGTAATATCCAGTTAAAGTGATGTGATCTATAAGTTTTTGCTTGTTTAACTGCTTCTGGATAAGGTTGACTGATTAAAGGAATATCATCAACCATACTCCAACATGAACCATAGGTAAACTCAGTGGTTCCGTCATAGACAGTATTAAAGTATGAAAAAACGGTATTATCATTGATTAAACTATCGTCAGCATCTAACAACATTATGATAGCATCATCGGCATTGATCTTTCTTATATTTTCAATTTGATTTCTAGGTGCACCACGATTTTCTGTATTAACTATCAACATGAATTTCTTTTGTAGATCTTCAGGCAGTGATTGTATTTTAGATCTAACAATATCTGCACTACCATCAGTACTAGCATCATCTATCAAAATATGAATATAACTGTCATAATCTTGTGATGCTACACTATCAATACATTTAGTAACATAGTTAGCACAATTATAAAATGGGCTAACAACTACAATAGGTTGTTCTTTGCCACTTTTATAGTTTTCTGATTCTATAACATTATGAAATCTACGACCATAAATTTTATTCACTCTATGATTGATTTTAGATACAGCACGATATTCATCACGTGATAAGTACCCACCTAGTTTGTTTACTATATGTTGTTTCCATTGTAGAGCAACACTATCCCATCCTGCAATATCTTTAATAATGTTACAGTAGTATTGTTTCTGTTGATGCAGATATTTGTTAGCGTGGGCGTAGACAGTGGTAGCTACAAATTTATCAACCTGTTGTGGTGTATTAATATCTGGAAATAAATTATTAGGTTCAACTGCATAGTCAATGTGATAGCAGGCACCTTCTATGGCTATTTCTTCTAATGCACCAAATCTACAAGTAATACTAGGTGTATTATACAGTAATGATTCTAATGTTGATATACCAAATGTTTCTGGAAATGCACAAGGATATAGCATAAAGCTAGCATTGGATAATATGTTAGCAATTTCGTATTGTGGAATCACTCCAGTAAACTCTACACCCATTTCTGCCATAGCAGGGTCATCGGCCATTCTACGCCAATCTTTTTCTTGTTGATCGGGTTCGTCGTTGACACTAAATCTATAGTAACCGCCTATGATCTTTAATCGTGCATCGGGTATTTGTTGTTTAACCTTAGGCCAAATATGATTAACTAGGGGAATCATCCCTTTAGTAACACTGGCATTATAGACAAACAGATTAGGATCTTTAGCAGCTATATCAACTTCTTTACAATAATTACGGGCACCGTTACGTGTGATGAAAAACTTTCGTTTTAGTACTTCAAAGTTACGTCTACGTCCGTGATTGCAATTAGCCACATAGGTAGTATGGAAGTCGCTGAGTGTAAAAATATCAGTGATTCGATTTTCTACTGCTAGTTCTTCTATTAGATTATCTCCTAGACAAAACGTATCGTGCATCCATAATGCTCGTATTTTGGCTTTACCAACAATCCTATCATAGAGATTCATTGTCTGGAACGGAAGTGCTCTCATATCTCCCAATTTTGGATAATCTTGTGGAGCAGTAAATGGGATTATAGTTCTAGAGCTAATGACTACATCAAAGACAAAATCTTGTGACAATGCATTAAGTGGAAGATATTTAACACCGTTGTAGATACCCGGTCTAGCATGGTCTGTGGTACAGTTATTAAAAACTGTGACATCAAATCCAATTTCGTTGAGTTCTCGGGCCATTAGTGTTACAGCACTTTCGCTGCCACCTAGTCCCTGTTTGTCGATTGTGGTACCATCATATGGAATACCGATTATGTCAATAATAGCAAGCTTCATGCTATTAATTATACGCTAGATTGATGCTATGTCAATGATCTTGGTTTTTAATTGTATAGTTTTGTTTAACTTCGTCTAGTTCGGCTTTAAGTTCTTTGATAGCTTCTACTAATAAACCTACAACATTACCATATGCTACTGTATACATAGTATCTTCAGATCCCATTACTGCTTCGGGCAAAACTTCTATCAATTCTTGAGCAATTAATCCAGTTTGACGGGGAGTTATAGAATCTGTACGATCATAGGTGTAGCCATTAATCTGCAATACTTTATTCAATGCATGATCAATTTTAATAATATTGGTTTTAATTCTAGCATCAGAGGATGCAGTGACATTCCCAAACATGGTAAGATTGCCGGACATATCCATTTGAAAGAGATTGGCACCAGCACTCCATCCGCCTATACGGAATACGTTGTCCGGATCCAATCCCATATTAACAGCATAGGCTCCACCACGATGGAAAGACATTGCTGCCGCGCCGCCATCGCTTGAGAATGCTTCGAGAGCATAGGAATCATTGGCACCAAGGTAGCTGCCAGCACCTTTATTACTTTGGAAATAACTTACACCAGTAAATGTTCCACCACCGAACGGGTAACCAGTAGCACCCGTAGCACCCGTAGCACCTTGAGCACCAGTAGCACCAGTTCCACCATTTGTGCCGGCTGCACCTTGAGCACCAGTAGCACCCGTAGCACCTTGAGCACCAGTAGCACCAGTAGCACCAGTTCCACCATTTGTGCCGGCTGCACCTTGAGCACCTGTAGCACCAGTTCCACCATTTGTGCCGGCTGCACCTTGA